TCGGACAACAGCACACCATTGACCGAGCCACTCAGGGCTGGGACGTTGCTGCACATGACCTGCACGGGCAGTGCGTTGTTGTAGCCTGACAGGTCGGGGGTTTCTGCAAAGGCCGCAGTGGCAAGCAGCAATGCTGCGGCGGATGTAAGAATAATTTTCATTCGGCTGGTTCCGTTGGGTTATCATGCATTGGCGCATGGGATCGGGCAGGGCACACCTGCCGTCACCGATGGGTCAATAAAGAGATGCCTCGAGCAATTGCCAGATGATTGACACAGTACCTGCCGCGCAAACCCACGGAAGTAGACGCATGACAAAGCGGTCAAAGCGGTCGTCGTTTGGACCAGTCATAGCAAACTCCCGATATACACCGCTACAGCGTAGCACACACACGTCTTGATGCGGGCAATCATGGCGTCACGTCGTGCCTGCCGGTGCAGAGCCTCATAAAGTCTGGGGAACTTGTTTTGCGGAATGGTGTCCAGGCGGATGTTCACGGTGTTGTTTCCTTGATTTCGTGGCGCAAGACGATATGCGCAAAATCTGATTCGGGGAATGCCCGCAGCGCAAAATCCATGCCCATATCGCCGGGTAGTTTCACAATCACGCTGTCGCGGGATGCCATGACCCAGCTTTCTGCGCCTGATCGGCCTGTGAAGCTGGCAGCGTATGAACATTTACGATAAGCTGGGCGGGTCGTTTCGCCGGTACCGGGGTTTATCATGGCTGGGATCAGGTCCCAGACGGTGTAGGTCATGTCTGTATCTCCTGTTGTGTTTCTCTACACCCTTATTGCCACCTATTGTCTATCGAGTCAAGCAGTAATTTTGCAAAATCGTCGGCGGTGCAACAAAACCCACCGACACCGCCGAACCCGCGAACGGATTGCAGGAAAGCCGCCTGGGCTTGGCCGCGCTTGTCCCCGGGCGTCAGGTGCCAGCCGGGCTTTTTGGTCTCGACGGCCAGGAGCACGCCAAGCGTCTGGCCAACATGCGACGGCTGGACCTTGACCGGCAACATCCCGATCAGATCGGAAGATTTCCACCGTGCATTCAAGGCGGGCGATTCATTGCCCAGCCCGAACCGGATCAGGCGGCCTGTCTGGTCTGTGCAGCCGCCCTGATTGTTCCGAAACAGCGGCACACCAGCCCGGCCCGCCGCAAGACGTATCTGTGCAGCCCCCGCAGCCTCACTGTGACGGGCCGTAGGGGCGGGCGATGGCATGACGGGACTCAGGATAGCCGTCAACTCGGCAAGCGCCTGTGCGGGCACGTGGTGTCCCCACCGCGCTTGCCAGTTGGCTAGGGTCATGCGGCAGTCCACCGCATCGGCATGATCGTGCCGCGCAGGCGGGCAGACGCTACAAAATCCACCCGGATCGAGTCGCCTTCGGATTGGCCGCCGGTCAGCCGGATACCTTTACCCTTTTCGATCACGTCAGCGGCCTTCACCAGCTTGCCCAGCACGGCAGGATCGTAGCACAAGCTGGACGTGCCCCCGTCGCCTTTGGCCACCACGCGCCGCCAGTCGGGATAGGTGGCGTCGATCACGGTAAATTCCAGCACGCCGGTGCGGGACATTTCGCCGCCCTTGCCGTGGTTGATCACAAATTGCAGGATCCCGGTTTCAATGTCGCCGTAAACCCATAGATCGCCCACCTTGCTGTTAGACTTGAACGCCTTGTCGGTTGCGTCACAAGACAGGATAAACCCAGCGCCTTGAGGTGTGCCAGTGGCGCCGGGCATCCGTGGCGCGTCCATACCCTGCGTGAAACATTCCGTGCCGACGTGGCAGCCGTCCGGTAATTCAATCGTTAGCATCTGGTGTCCGTCCAGCGCGACCAGCTTGTCAGCCTCGATCAGCACGCCGCCGAGAAAGTAGCGGGTCGGGTTGATGTCGATGCACTGGAACGCCGCGCGCAGGTCATCGGCGGGCAGGAAAAACGTGGTCGGGGTCGGTGTGGGTGTGATGGTTTTCATTTGGTTTGCTCCGGTTGGGTTGGTGGTGGGCGGGGCTGTTACGCCGCCGCCCGTGTGTGTCAGGCGGCGCGAGCAGCCATGATTGCGCAGGTCATTTTAAACACCGCGTCGGCATGGTCGCGCATGGCAACATGGGCTGTGACGCCAATAAACTCAGCAACTTCCTTTGCTGCGCGGGCGGTGATCTGGTTGATGCTCTGGCTTGTCATGGTGTGGCTCCTTGCCGGTGTGTTTCTCTACACCCTTATTGCCACCTATTGTCTATCGAGTCAACAGGTATTCGCGCGCCCATTCAAGTGCCGCGTCGATTTGTTCGGGCATCGGATGCGGTGCAGGGCGGGCCGGTGTAACAGCGCAAGCGTCCTGGGGCCGGACCGCTTTGAACCGCGCCCATAATTCCGCCTCACTGTCCCGGTCCATCCGGCGCGCGTTGTAGCATATCTGGTAAAGGTGTGTCATAGGTATTTAGCAATCATTTCGGCCACAGTTTCACGCGTTCCTTTTGCGCGTTCCTGCGCCGTGATCTTACGCAATGGCTTGCCTGCCTCTTGGCGCTTTTCTAGATTGTCGGCAACGGTCAGCGCGTCGTCCGCTGCGTCCAGCAGCATAATGATGCGTTCAAAGTCGTATCTGTCAATTTCAAGTTTCATGTCGTCAGTATCCTATCTGGTTGGTTTAAATATAGAGCCCATAATCCGGCCCGTGATCTTTCCGGCGATACGGCGGCCGATGCGCTTGGGGATGGCCTTGCCGGGTTTCTTGTGCGTTACAGCCTGCACATCACCAAGAATCTTGGCCAGCGCGTAGAGTTTGCTGCGGAACTGGCTGAGGGTCATTCCGCGTAATCCTGCAACGTCGTCACCAGCCCGTCAAAATCCTCGTTTGGGCCGAGTATTTCGGCAAGGTTCAGAACGACGTCAATTTCTATTCCGTATTCCTCGGCAAGGCTGTCAAGGTATTCGGCGCGGTCAGTATATCCGTTGTCGGTGTAAATATCGGTCATGTCGTCGCCTTTTCATAAAGCCCGGTCAGGGCGTTCCAGATTTCCAGCCAGTCAACCGTGGCCGCGCCTTGGGTCAGGGACCGGTCCGCCTCGTTCAAGGCGTCCCGCGCGCTGGTCGCGCCGATCATAATGTTACCGTAGCGGTAGGATGTCAGCCCTGCGGCGGCGCAGGGGCGTTCGGTGTGGTGGGTCATGCCGTCACCGGCCCGTGGATGCAGGGTGCGGTATCTGCTACACAATCGACAACACGCCACACTTTCAAAGTTTCACCGACCACTCTGCCGCGCAGGCTGTTGATCCATGTTTGAACTTCGGCAATGCTGTCTGCATGCTTTGTGAATCCTGCGACGTGTGCGTGGTAAAAGGTTGCCATGTCGGTATCTCCCGGTTGCGTTTCTGTTAAACCCTTATTGCCACCAATTACCTACCCTGTCAAACACTATTGTGTCGCTGCCGAAAATAATGCACAGTGTTCGTGTTGTGTGGTGTCTCCAAGCCCGGCGGGTGTTCCTACCGTCACCCGCCGGTGCTGTCCACCAGGTCCTGAGCGGCCCGCGCATAATAATCCCGGTCCAGCCACACCCGCACGGCCGCGCGCAGATCAGGCATCAAATAATAATGCTTGACCGTCTCAGGACTTGTCGGCGGCACGCATTTGTTGGCCACGTCCTGGCGCGACCATGAGTCGATGCAGCCCGCATCTTGCGTCAGGGCAACGGCAGCTTTCAGGATCACTTCGCGCCGACCTTCCGGCGACATTCTTACTCGGTTTGACATACATCAGACTCCTTTGCGTTACTATTGCCACTTATTGACGGTTGTGTCAAACGCTCACAGCGTCACCGCCAAGCCCAGCGCCTCGGCCTGCTCAACCAACCATCGACGACACTCGGGCCAGCCGTCACTGTCCTGCACGTACGGCGCGTGATGCTTGGCCCACATCCAGGCATCAAGCCTGTCGGCAAACTTGAGACGCTCATATTCGTCCGGCGTCAATTCGGGCAGCCCCGGCCAGATACGATCCAGCGCGGCCCGCTCTTGCTCGTGGATAACCGTTGCACCCTTTGTCGGGGCTGGCACATCACCGACCACGGATTCCCCGTCATCATGCACCAGCGCCCATTGCAGCAAGGCCTTGGAGGCATCGGGCCACAGCTTGAGGATGATCCGCGCCACCCGCCCGCCGTGACCCGCCAGCGTGTCAACGGTCTGCGCCAGATCCGGGTTGGTGTGCCAGCGTCGGACAAAGCTGGCCCTGAATTGTGTGTTGAGTGTCATTGTGCAACCTCTCTCATACGGTTGGTTATCGCGGCGACCTGTGCCTTTTGGATACGGGATTGTGCTACGGTGAAATAATCAGCATCCATCTCAATTCCTATAAAGCGCCGCCCGGTGTTGGCCGCTGCGCATCCTGTGGTGCCGCTGCCGAGGAACGGGTCAAGCACCGTGTCGCCGGGGTTTGACCATGATAAAATATGGTCTGTTGCGAGTTGTAGGGGAAAGACTGCGGGGTGTCCTGAGCGGTCGCTACCAACGGAATATTCCCATATTGCCGTCTTGTATTTTGTAGGATGTGCAGCCCCGCCAGAATGAAACTTTCTTGTAGACCCGTCAACTTGCCCCTGGTTGGACCCGCCTATTATTCCTTTTGATGTTATCCGAATAGCTGAAAAGGTTTTAGGCTTACCCTTACTGAAAACAAACATGAACTCAAAATTTGGCTGATACCTGTTTTGGTGATTGGGTACGGGATTTTTCTTTTCATAAATCATCGTGTCGTGAAGCCTGAACCCACAATCCATCGCCCAAAGCGCCTGCTTGAAACTCGTCCCGGCTTCGCTGCCCTTGATGGTTGCGTCGGCAACCACCCAAACCACCACGCCGCCGTCAGCGGTCACTCGGTAAAGGTTCGCAATGACCGCCTTCCAGACGTGTTCTCCCCATTGGTCATTGTTGCCGTTGTATGTGCGCAGGTTGTCATAAGGCGGACTCGTCACGGTAAGGTCCACAGACCCATCCGGTATGCCCTGCATCACGTCCAGACAATCACCCAAGTGCAACATTTGTCGCCTCTCTCATTTTATTGGTTATCGCGTCGGCCTGCGCCTGAATGTTTGCCTCTTTCATACCTTTAGAACGCATGGCCGCCTTATCTCCACCAGCACCATTCCGTTGCGCCTGATGATTTTTGCGTCATCTGATGTTAGTTTTCGCGTCCGGCAAAACTCGCGCGCCAATGCAGGAGCGTCGTCGCTGTCGGGTATCTGGTGAATGACTGTGCCGGGCAGGATCATATCATCGGTTCCAATGACGGCGGGTGGTTGTCAATGCGCGCCGATGCAATGGCAAAGTAATCCGCGTCCATTTCAATTCCAGCGCCGCCCGTTCGGACAAGCCCTTGCACTGGCATATGTACTGTTGTATTTGATTGGTCATCGTCGGCTTGCCTTCCAGGCTGATGATATGGGCGGGTCGAGGTCGTGGTGTCCTCCCCGTCCAAACTTTATAGGAACAAAACCACGGGCGCGTCAACAAATTCTTAGCTATGCCGCGCTATGCCGTTCGGGTAAGCCACTCAACAAACGCCTCCTTTACCGCATCCGCGCCAAGCGCCACGCAGGCAAAACACCCTACATCCCGCGCCGCCTCAAGATATTCAACCTGCCCCGGTTGCCACTTGCTCAAGGTGTGGTCACGCCGCTTCAACTCGCAAACAAAAGTAGGTGCGCCGGGGATAATTATATCACTGGCCCCCGGCGTCATGCCTTCGGCCTTGTGCCGTGCCAGCGCGCGAAACTGCCCCCCGCGTAGCTGCTGCTCGTTGCGCGGGTGGAGGGCAAGCACGCGCCACGCTGGATCCTCACGCCCAAGCCAGTTGAAAAAGGTCATCTGCTCAATGCTTTCATTGGGACATTCGCCGCGAAAAGATTGATCGCCGTAAACCGGAACAGGGCACTTATTCAGCCGCATGTTGCATTCCTTCTGGTAATTCATCCGCCGGGCGGTTGTATGCAAAAACCCGGTAGAACCCATCCGCGCTTTTCTGATAGGTCACGGTGGCGGGTCCGGTTTCCTCATCCACGCGTGCCTCTTGCCACATCTGCCAATCCCGCTGCGCCCGTGAAAAGGTAGCCTCCGGCATAAGCCATATTGAAAAACTGCGATACGGTGTCACGAAATCAACTCGCACAGTCTTGTTGCCCCTGGCGCTCACGCCTTCCAGCATGGCCATATTCACAACCCGGTCTGTCTGACGCTGAAACGGGTCTCGCTTCATTGCTTTGAAGTCGCCTATCAGTTTGTCGTTCGGGTCAACAATCTCTCCCCTGCATTCAATGCAATACCGCGCTGCAATATCATTCGGGGCCTCACAGTGCGGGCATTCCTTGCTTGTCCACCGGTACGAGCAGCGATCATGTTTCCCGCCGCGCACCCGAACTTGCCCCCAGCACCGCCGCCCGAAATGCGCTGGCATTGGCCCGTATTCCGTTTCGATCAACGCCCCGTCCGCATCCAAGCAATAACCAGCGGCGTCTACCTTTATGTTCATGCCGCCGTCTTTTCCAATAAACTCAGGCCGGATCGCGAATGTGTTCTCATATTCACACAGTGGACAAACAACGCAACGGCTACCACTCTCACCCGGCAATGCGCCAACTTTGACAGTGGGCGAAAACAAGTCGCCATCGGGGCAGTGGTCATCCAGATTGGTCGTGTAATCCAGCACAAGCGCATCCACCTTGCCGGGGCTGATCCGCAACCCGCGCCCCACGATCTGCTGCAACAGCCCTACGCTTTCCGTCTTACGCAAGATCGCAATCACATCGACATGAGGCGCGTCAAACCCCGTTGTCAGCACCGAAACGTTAACAAGGTATTTGATGCTGCGCGCAAGAAACCGCGCCAAAATGCTGGCACGCTCCTTCTTTGGCGTGGTGGCCGTCACAATGGCCGACAAGTGCGGCGGCAGGCTGGCCAGAACTTCCTTGGCGTGCTGCACCGTTGCCGCGTAAATCAACACCCCCTCGCGGTCCCGGCTTTGCGCCACCACGTCTGCAACAATTGCAGACGTTTTGCGGCCATGCCCGTGATATGCCTGATCTACCGCCGCCGCGTCAAACTTGCCCATAGCGTTCGCCACCAATGCGTTGGTGTCATATCCGTCCGCACCGGTCGCGCCGATCACAGGCGGCGTGAGATACCCTTCCTCGATCAATGGCCGCGCCTCTACGCGATACACCGACTTTTGAAAATACGGATCGCGGCTTGTGCTGTCACTATTCACGTGCCCGTCCGGCCATTCTCTAAAAATGTAACCACTGCCCAGCCGATAAGGCGTGGCCGTCAGGCCCATGACGCGCAGGTTTGGATTGCCCATGCGCATTGCTTCGACAATGGCCCGCACCGTCGGCGTGATCCCGTGGCATTCGTCAATTACGACAAGCGCGTAACTGTCAGGCCCTTGGCGCTGAAAACGGCTGATCTTGTTTTTGACCGTCAGCGGCGATCCAAACACAACCGGGTGCCGCAGTTCCTTGGCCCCTGCGCTGGCGCTGAACATGCTACAAGGATTGCCGGTTGCAAGATACTTGGCGCGGTTTTGCGTAACCAGTTCTGCGCTTGGCGCTAGGCACAGTATTCGCTTGCCAGTGCGGTCGTGGATCAGACGCGCCACCTCGGCAATGATGTGCGACTTGCCGCTGCCCGTGGTGGCGTCCACCAGGAACGGGTCAACGCTTTTGCGCATCCAATCAATCGAGGCGTCAACAGCGGCTTGCTGGTATGGGCGCAACATCACCCGATCCTCCACGACACTGACGGCTTGCCTCGGTATGGCTCAAGATCCACACCCGGCGCATACTTGGCCAGCGCCTTGGCATAGGCAACAGCGCCAACCCGTTCCACCCGCGTGACATTGCGCCCGGCGACTGTCGCGCTTTTACCATTGGCCAGCCCTATGATCTGCGCCTTCACTTCGTCCTGTCGTTCCTTCGCCCGATCAATGGCCTCGGCCAAGTCGTCATATTCCGCCATCAAACGCGCGGCCTCTGGCGTATCAACCTCAGCACGCAATGGCTCAAGGTGCCGCTTGGCGTTGTCCTGCCGGCGTTCCTCTAAGTATTCGTCCCAGAACTCACACAGCTTTGGCAGGTTCCTTGCCCGCCACGCGCTATCCGGCAAGACCCGCTCAAGCGATGTGTTGCCCGGTGCCCATTGGTAGAAATCCCACCACGCGCGCTGCGCCACCCACATGGAAAACTGCACCTGATCCATATAGTGAGGCTGGTTAGAAAGCGGCTTGAGCGCATCGCCCGCAGCCATCTTGCGCTTGCCGAATGGGCACTTGATCTCAACACCACCGACAAGCCCAATAAGCCCGTCAGGACTACACCCTGCCCATTCGTCGCGCGTCAAAAAACCCTCGGCCTGCACCGCGTTGCCGGTTTCCATTTGATATTCTGCAAGCGCGCCGTCCTCGTTAAACACACCGTATTCAGTGGCAATGTTGCCGGTGAATTCGCTTTCGGCCCCGTGCCAATCCCGCACCATTCGGCGCATGGCCTGTTCGCGCGTCATATAGGGCGCATGGCCAAGGATTGCTCCAACCATGCTGGCCGTCACCCTCCCTCGGCGGGCTTCAAACCATTCTGCGGTGCGCTGTTCCATTACCATTTGCTCCCAAATACGGCGGCGAATGCATCGTCAAGAGCGGCCTCTGGAGTGTAGCCCCTGGTCGTGCCTATGTTGTAGTTACTGCCGTCTCCGTAGGCGCGGTAGAGCCTGACCTCGCATACTCCATCGGCAATCTGAATGCGGGGCGCAATCCAAGGCGTTCCGCCCGTCTTGTCCAAGATGGCCGCGCCGATGGCATAAAGGCGGGTAGTAATTTCTGTAACGTCCATTGTAATATCCTCATGCGGTGTGTTGCGGTGTGAACGGCGGGGCGCAAACCCCGCCGCATGTTTGATTAAAATGGAATCTCATCTTCAATGTCTTGCGAGTTTGTCACCCTTGCAGGTGCCTTCACCGGCTTTGCGGCTTTCACATCAATACCAGCCGTCTTAGGTGCCACTGCGCAAATCCAGTTTCCGCTGATAACTTCGCCCGGCTGTTCCCTATCAGGCATTGACCAAATCTTGACCTTAATCACCATGGGCTTGTTTGCCAAATTGGCGGTCAGGTTGTCGTCGTCCGGCATACCGGACAGCTTCACCAGCTTGCCGCCCGCGTTGGCGTCGATAACTGCCAGCATCCGGCGGGCCTTGTCGCGCTTTTTTGCGGCCTTGTCCGAATCCTTCGCCATCGGGTCGTCATCCGTGACCCACAGCTTTTGAAACACCTTGCGGTTTTTGAACTCGTCCGGCGAAATCACAGACCAGCGCAGCGAGACATGCCGTGCGCCGTCCTTGTCTTCCCACTTGGCTTCGTCAATCATTGCCAGCACGCTGCTGTCGTCCGGGATCGGGTCCATATTCCCGCCGGGGATTTCGTATTCAGTGCCAGTGTCTTTGGCGTTGCCGCCGTCGCTTAGATCCCAAAAATCATTCATTTGTTTCTACCTTCTGTGGTGTGACTGCGCCGCCAAGTGACGGGATGAATTGTGCCAAGGGGTTTTCGCCCATCGGCAGGGGCAGGGCATCAGTAATGCCAAACCTGTTTTTAGATACGTTCGATGCGGAGGCTTGGACAATCAATTCACGCGCACCGGTGGAAATCGCCTTTTTGCGGTCGCCTTCTTCGCCCCGCGTAAACGTCTCCAGTTTTACAAAACCCACCACGTCCACATCATCGACGTAGGGCGGCAGGCTCTTGATTGGCAGGCGCAACGAATAACGCTGGTAGTCGTCCATGTCCGGCAGGCGCATGGTTTCAATCTCGGCATGGGCCACAAACACAACGTGCATGCCTCGGCGCTCGTTCAAAATGCCCGCGGCTTTGCGCACGCGCTGGTGCATTGCAGCAACCGCTGCCACACCTGCGCCGTATCCCCCAAGGGCCTGATTGATAGATTTGGCCTTGAGGTCGCTGGCCAGTACGTCAGAAATAAACAGCCGTTCCAGCGCGGTCACGCTGTCGATCACAAGCGTTTCGTATTCGTGCGGCTCATTGCACAGCGCGGTAAGCTGCTCCCATACATCTGCCGACTTGTGAACAAGGGGAAAAGCATCGGGCCGCTTGTCGTTCGGAACCGCCTGCATGCCATCTTCTGCGCGCAGAAAGATAGGCTTTGGGAATGCAGCGGCTAGGCTTGTCTTGCCCATCCCGCTGTCGCCGCAGATCGTTACCATCACGGCACGGTCAAGCGGCTTTTGGATCGTCTCCAAAATGCTCATTAAAGAGCCTCCATATTTATGGGCATTGCCCCGCGCAGCCGGTGTGCGCTTTCTACCCGGCAAATTGACTATTGCAAACTGGCGAAGGGTTTGCAATACCTAAACACGCACACAAGCAAAAAAAGGCGCACCCATGCTAAGTATAGACAAAATTAGAGCGGCGTTGCAGGACATGCAAATCTCCCGCGTGGCAGAGAAAACAGGCCTGTCCCGCGCCACCATTACTGCTGTCAGGGACGGCAACCCGTGCCGCAAGCCGACGCAGACAGTCCTTTCAGCGTATATAGCGGGCTTGTCCGGGAGTGACCGCACATGATGCTGCACAGCGCGTTCCGCGAGGCTGGCCACAAAGTCTTTGCACTGCACAGTGCCCAAGATGTGTCGGGAGAATTGATGTGCGATTGTGGCAGGAGCGATTGTGGGGCAGTTTTTAAACACCCTCTTGCCTCGAACTGGCAACACACGCCGATCTGGTCTGATGAACAATGGGAAGCCATTTGTGACTATCAGATCACAACAGGCTATGGCGTTCTATGCACGGGCCTGCTAGTGGTGGACGTGGATGCGCGCAACGGCGGTCTGGAAAGTCTTGAGGCGATTATCGAGGCCTTTCCCACCATTGCTGCGGCTGGCCTTGTGGTGGATACCGGCAGCGCGGACGGCTCGCGCCATTATTATTTTACGGTTGATGATGCCTTGGCTTTGGTCTCGCATCTGCCAGAATATCCCGGAATCGATTTCAAGTCGTCGGGTTACGTAGTGGGTCCCGGAAGTCTGCACCGCAGCGGATCCCGCTACGTCACGGCGCTTGGATCGCCAGACGATATTGATGCCGCGCCCGCTGATCTAATCAACGCATTGCGCAAGCCTGACCGCCACCGCGCAGAATATGACGGGCGCACCATCGACGTGTCGCATGGCGATATTGCCGAGATGCTGGCGGCTGTTGATCCCGATTGCGATTATGAGACGTGGATCAGGTGCGGAATGGCTATTCACGACGCCACCGGCGGCACGGGTTTTGCTGTCTGGGATGATTACTTTGCAAAAAACTCGTCCAAGTATGTTGATGGAGTATCGCAATACAAGTGGCACAGCTTCGGGCGCAGTGCCAACCCGGTTCGGGTGGGTACGCTGATACATTACGCAGAGGCTGGCGGATGGCGTATGCCGGTCAGCTTTACGCCTGATCGGGAGTTCGATTTTCCTGCAGACACGCCGCGCGCGACCACAGGTAATTCTGACGAGCGCAGGGACGGCCTACCGTTTGACATTGCCGGGATAGACCTCAAGTCACCGCCGGGTTTTGTCGGCGATGTTGCGCGCTGGATTGAGGACCAGTCGCGCAGGCCGCGCGAAAACCTCGCAGTTGCTGGTGCGCTATCTGCCGTCGGCAATGTGGCAGGCTTGCGTTATACCGACGACAAGGACGGCGTGACCACAAACCTGTTCGCGTTCTGCGTGGCCGGGTCCAGGACGGGCAAGGAGGCCATTCAGCAAGCCGTGGCCACCATTCACCGCGCAGCAGGTATGGCGGGCGCTACGCATGGCGCCATCAAGTCTGAACAGGAAATAGTCCGCAACCTGACGCGCCACCAGGCGGCGCTTTATGTCATCGACGAGATCGGGATTTTCTTGCAGAAGATCAAGAACGCACAAACCAAAGGCGGGGCGCTGTATCTGGACGGCGTCATCGGAATGCTGATGGCGGCATATTCCAAGGCCGATGGGTTCATGCTGTTGACCGGTGACGCCAAAGAGGATTTGCGGGCAGCGATGACACGCGAACTTTCGCAGCTCCGCAAAAAGATCGAGGAGGCAGAACATGGCCCATATGTAAAGGGCAGGGCCGACGCGCTTGAGACTGCACTTGGCAATCTTGACAAGGGGCTCGAGCGGCCATTCCTGTCGCTGATCGGGTTTACTACGCCAGTGACGTTTGACGAACTGGTTGACTTCCACAGCGCCACAAACGGATTTATCGGGCGGGCGCTGATATTCAACGAGAGGGACACCGCGCCACGATCCAAGCGCAGGTTTCGCAAAAAACCCATGACGCCACAAATGGAAGCGGCATTTGTGCAGCTTTACAGCGGCGGCGAATACGACATGACGGCGGATGGCCGCGTTGAATACTATGGAAATCGGCGTGAGGTTCCCACGTCATCCGAAGCGCTGGACATGCTCGAGGCGGCAAATGACTGGTTCGAGGATGAGGCCGAAAGGCATAAGAGCGCGAGCGGGCTTGAGGCATTGTATCTTGGAGCCTACGAGATTGTGAGCAAGGTCAGCTTGATTCTGGCGGTGCCAGAAGGGCGCAGAACGGCAGAGCATGTGCGATGGGCATTTGCGCTGACACGGCGCGACGTGAATGACAAGGCGCGGCTTGTGACAGCAAACGATCGGCAGAAGGATAGCCCGGTGATGGCATTGCAAGCGCGGCTGCTGAACCTGATCGGCGGGGATGGCATGACGATAGGTGTGATTTTTAACCGATGCAGATCGCACAAACGGACGGATGTGGAAAAGGCTCTTGCCAAGTTGGTTGAAAATGGCCTAGCGTTTAAGGACGAAGAAAAGTCCAAAGGTAACGGTAAACCTGCGGTCAGATACACGGCAACAGAGGGCGGATAGCAATCCAGATAGTGTGTAAGTCTTTGAAAAGATTGGCGGATAGTAAGCCCACTATCTGGAAAAAGCCCGCAAGTCTTTGATAAGAAAGGGAAAATCACATAAGGCTTAGCGGATAGCGAGCCCCCCCCTACCTACCCTAAAATTACCCTGCCATTGCGGCGGGGTTTTTGCGTTTAGGGGTCCGGATGCTTAGTAAATATGAACCCCCCTGACACTGTTTTATGGAATCCTTGAGACAATTTATTTATGAAATCTGAAATATCATCTATCTAGGTCTCTAAAGAGACTTTAAGTCTTTGATTTCATTAAGCTTTTTTTACAAATCCAGTTAGTAACGCTCTGAAAATTACAGTTATCTCCGCTATAGTGTGATGTTTTCAATGGGTTAGGCCACGCGCAAACATATTATTTGACAATCCATGCAACTTGCATGACATTGGCGGGACACACCACAAAACCCTGATAGCGGAGTATGACCAATGACCGATACTGACGAGCAAGCTGCACGCACGAGGGCCATGTGGTCTGCGGTTGTATTAACATCACTCAATGACGCAATTCGCCATACCGCAAGAGAATCCAAAAAGAACAAAGGTCGGGCGCTGAACACCCTGGCACTGTGGGCAAACTCGCGAGACGGTCAGGAAGTGCTCAGTCTGGCTGGCATCAACCCAGACAGGCGTGTTACTGACGGCATGGTGGCGTTCGCGGCCAATGGTGTGCCAACTACACAACCGCGCAAAAAGGGGGTGAGGCTGTGACGAAATTTCCCCAATATAAGACGGTTCCGACCGCTAGCCTGATACCCTACGCGCGCAATGCCCGGACTCACAGCCCCGCCCAGGTTGACAAGATTGCCGCTTCGATCCGTGAATTTGGGTTTCTAAATCCGATCATTACGGACGGGCAGAGCGGCATTGTCGCGGGCCATGGCCGCGTCATGGCGGCACAGAAGCTGGGGCTTGATACGCTGCCGACGATTGACGCGGCGCACCTGACCGAGGCGCAGCGGCGCGCCTATGTGCTGTCAGACAACCGCACGGCATTGGACGCAGGCTGGGACAACGATCTGCTGAAGATCGAGTTGCAGGATCTGGACGCAGCGGGCTTTGACCTGACGCTTACAGGGTTTGAATTGGGCGAGATAGCCGCGCTGACACTGGACGCGACTGAGGGCCTGACCGACCCCGACGATGTGCCGGACGCGCCTGCCGTGCCCGTGACGGTTCTGGGCGACGTGTGGTTACTGGGGCGTCACCGCCTGATGTGCGGTGACTCGACCAGCATTGACGCGGTGGAGCGGCTGATGGATGGGCAGAAGGCTCAGGCTGTAGTCACAGACCCGCCTTACAATCAAGAAACTGAGGGTGGCTTCAGGGGTAGCATCGGTAAGTCCTTAAAAAAGCAATCCGCCGACATTGAAAGCATGTGCAACTTTCAGGTGGAACCATTCTTGCAGATTCTTCCGACTGTTCACGAAAAAAACAAAATGAACGCTACAATTTTTTGCAATAAAGACTTGGTTCCAGACTACCTTTCATGGGCAAGGGACTGCGGATATTCGTTTAATATCTTGATTTGGAAAAAACCGTCAGCCATTCCGCTGGGTGGGAGTTACTTGCCAGATGTGGAATATTGCCTTGTTTTCCGAAAGTCTGGGATATTTAACACAAAGGTTCAGGGCGTCAGCTACTCAAAGGTTCTCACGCACGGCAGGGAAACAGGACTTCACCCTACGATGAAGCCTGTCGAAATGTTGGCTAACCAAGTTTTGATAGTATCGCACGCAGCGGGAATTGTCCTTGACCTATTCGGCGGCAGCGGTTCAACCCTGATCGCCTGCGAAAAGACCGCCCGCGACTGCCGGATGATGGAACTCGATCCCAAATATTGCGACGTGATAATCCAACGCTGGCAGAACTTCACGGGCCAGATCGCCACACTTGAGGCGACGGGCCAGCCGTTCGGCCCGTAGACCTTCAGCGCAGTTCAAACAACTTGCCCGTGCGCAGGGCGTCAAGCCATCTTCGCGCGGCATGTTTTCAAGCCCATGTAATCTTCAATCGCGGCGGCGTGAACCATCTCAAGGCGGGCTTCCTCCGATGCGTTTCCGGCCATGATCATTTCGCAGAGCTTGTCGCGGGCATGGTCCATGCGCATCCGTGCGATTTCCATTTCGTTTTCAATTTGTAAGATGGTGCCTGTCATGGTGTGGATCCTTGCTGAGCGGGGCTGTTAAGCCGCCGCCGATTTGGTGTTGCGAACGTGGTTCAATTCGAGGGCTACTTCCCAAGCCCCGGCGGCGCGGGCGGCGGTTTCAAGGTCCAGCAGATCGCAGAGGTTCACGCGGGAAACGATCAACTCGTGGAGGTCGGTATGGGCGGCTGCGATCAGGGTGGTCAGGGTCATGGTGTGGCTCCTTGCCGGTGTTTCGTTACATCCTTATTGCCAGCTATTGTCCACCCTGTCAAGCACCTTGTCAACAATAACTACCCGCGCTATATTTAACGCATGGACAAAATGCCAAAACACCCACAAGGACGCAAACAGCACGCGCCAACCGATGCGCAGCGTCAGCTTGTGCAGCTCCACGCGACGGTCGGCACGACCCAGGACATGATCGCCCGCGTGATAGGCATCGACAAAAAGACGTTGCGGCTGCACTACCGCGACGAGTTGGACCTATCTATGGCGAAAGCAAACGCCACAATCGGCGGTGCCCTGTTCAATAAAGCCAAGGCTGGCGACACGGCGTCCATGACGTTCTGGCTCAAGACGCGCGCCAGGTGGCGCGAAACGTCCGACGTGAACCATGTGTCAGAGGACGGAAGCATGTCGCCCACGCGCATCGTGATCAAGGCGGCAAAGACCGATGACCTGCACGACGATTAAACTGCCTCCAAAGCTGGTGCCGTTGTTCGCAGCACCGCGCGGGTCAGTGAGCTACCGCGCATTGTTTGGGGGTCGTGGATCCGCCAAATCATACAGCGCCGCCCTGCTGGCGGCAGTCTGGGGGTATGCTGACCGAATGCGAATTCTTTGCGTGCGGGAGTTTCAGGCCAGCATCAAGGAAAGTTTTCACGCTGAATTAAAATCCGCAATTGAGGCTACGCCGTTCCTGGCTGCGCATTATGATGTTGGCGTCGACTACATCAAGGGCGCGAACGGCACTGAATTCATATTTCGCGGCCTGCGCCGAAACGAGCAATCCATCAAATCTCTTGCCAAGATCGACCTGACGATAATCGAGGAGGCCGAGGATATTCCAGAAAGCGGTTGGCTGGCGTTGGAAGCTACCGTTTTCCGCCAGCCCCAGTCTGAAATTTGGGCGCTGTGGAACCCGCGCGATGAATCCAGCCCTGTTGATAAGAGGTTCCGTAAAAACCCGCCAGAGTCTGCAATCGTGGTCGAGGTTAATTGGTCAGACAATCCGTTTTTCCCGGAGGGTTTGAAAAAGCTGCGCAAATTACAGCAAGAGCGCCTCGACCCTGCCACATATGCGCACGTGTGGGGCGGTGCATATCTGCAAAACAGCAATGCACAGGTGTTTCACGGCAAAGTTCATGTGGAGGAGTTTGACCCTGGCCCAGGATGGGACGGGCCTTATTTCGGCGGCGACTTTGGCTATTCGCAAGACCCCACAGCCGCAGTGGAGGTCTGGATCAGCGGCCCGGATATCTGGATCCGGCGCGAGAAATTCGGCAAGGGTCTGGAATACGACGACACACCCGCCGCCGTTAAATCAGCCATACCCGGCTTTGAGCGCCAACTCAGCCGATGGGACAGCGCCAGCCCCGCAGCAATTAGCCACTTGAAGCGCCACGGCATGCCGTTGGCGTCGTCGGTGCGCAAGTGGCCCGGTAGCATCGAGGACGGCATTGCATATCTGCGCAGCTTCGTCCGTATTGTAATTCACCCCGATTGTGTTAACATGCAGCAAGAAGCGCGGCTTTACAGCTACAAGGTAAACGATGCAGGCGACGTTGGCACAAAGATCATTGACGCCCACAATCACGGCTGGGATGCTGTTCGCTATGCTGTTGAGCCTTTGATATCCGCAAAAAATAATTCATGGGCTGGAACGATATGAGTATCATGGACGGCCTGCGCAACATCGTCGCCAATCTCGGCACAGACCGGGACAAGGCATCGCACAGCTATTATTACAACACCACGATTGCCGATGACCAGCTTATCGCCATGTATCGCACCAGCGCCATTGCGCGCAACGTGGTGGACTTGCCCGCAGAGGATGCGACCCGCGAGTGGCGGGAATGGCAGGCCGATGCGGAACAGATCACGGCAATCGAGGCTGAGGAAAAGCGGTTGGGCTTGCAGGGCAAGACGATGCAAGCCCTTAAGCGCGCCCGGTTGTTCGGCGGCGCTGCAATCTATATCGGCACGCGCGACCTGGACGCATCAAAACCGCTGGATCCGGCCCGGATCGGCAAGGGCGGGCTGCAATATCTTGCCGTCTTGAACAGGTCGGAAATTACCGCCGGTGAAATCCAGCGCGACCCGCGCCTGCCGGGGTTTGGCAAACCGGTCATGTATCGGATGAACCCCGCCACCGGCGCGTCGGTGGAAATTCACCCGAGCCGCCTTGTCATTGCGACAGGCGAAGAAGTGCCAGACGATAGATACTCCGCACATCCCGGATGGGGCGACAGCACGTTGAATGCCACGATCAGCGCCGTGCGGAACCTGGACGCTACGATTGCCAACGTCGCATCGCTTGTGTTCGAGGCGAAGGTGGACGTGATCGGCATCAATGGGTTCAACGAGGGACTGCGGAGCGGCGGATCAGAATATGAGGCTGTGGTCCTTGCCCGGACCAGCCTGACGGCGCGCGGCAAGGGCATCAATGGCGCGCTGCTGATGGACGCCGATGACACATACGATCAGAAAACCGCCAGCTTCGCCACGCTGCCTGACATCATCGACCGCTTCATGCAGATGGTATCGGCGGCGGCTGGCGTTCCGATGACCCGGCTATTCGGCATTGCGGCGGCAGGTATGAACGCTACCGGCGCGGGCGATGAGAAGGTTTATTTCGACCGCGTGAGAGTGATTCAAACGCTCGATCTTGATCCGGCAATGGAAATCCTGAACGAATGCCTGATCCGTTCGGCGCTGGGCAATCGCCCGCCTGAATTGCACTGGACCTGGCGTCCGCTATTCCAGCCAACGGCCAAAGAGCGTGCCGACATGGGCAAAGTTCTTGTTGACAGCGTGAAAGTTCTTTATGACATGGACATCTTGCCACAAGAGGCGCTTGCGGATACAATCGTAAACACGCTGACCGAAAGCGGGGCGTTTCCGGGGTTGGAAGGCAAAGTGAAAGAGTTTTTTAACGTGGTGGAGGCAGACG